GATTTGATTTATATAAAGAATTGGGAGCAGATCGTGTTCTTGTTTATGCAAGATTTGATGATGCTACAAAAGATTTTCCAATTGATGCACAATTTGCACAAGTTTCATTAGTCAAAAATCCAACATCTTTTGGAACAACTTCCATTTACACAGGAAGTACATTTTCTGCCTTAAAATCAATTAAGTTCTCAACAATATCAGGAACACCAGCGGTTGGCGGTATATTGCAGCAAACTGTTTCTACGGGAACAACTGCATTTGGATATATTAGTTCATATGATAGTGATGTGAATGTGATTAAATATATTCAAGACAGATCATTATATTTTGGTAATAAAAATGATCAAACTGATTATGCAAACGTAACAAATGGATCACAGCAGTTTGATTTTGTATCAACTACAAGTCAAGTTTCATTTCCCGGAGGAAGTGGATCTGTAGAAACTACATTTAGTTCTGGTATCACAACTGATGTGAGTAACAACAACGTTGCTTTGGGTGTTTCATTCACAAGTGGTCTTGCTTCTCCTGAGATAAATAAAGGGTCAGGTGATTTATTATACATTGACAATCGAGCAAAAATCTCAAGAAATCTGAGACAAAAGGAAGACATTAAAATTATTCTGGAATTTTAAAAAATGCCACAAAAAACGAATTTAAATATAAGTCCATACTACGACGATTTTTCCAAGGATAATCAGTTTTATAGAGTACTATTCAATCCGGGTAGACCTGTACAGGCTCGCGAATTAACGACTTTACAATCAATATTACAAGATCAAGTTGAATCATTTGGTAGTCATATGTTCAAAGAGGGATCAATGGTTATCCCCGGAAATACAAGTTATGACTACGAATATTATTCAATTAAGTTACAAAGTGATCATTTAGGTGTTCCTGTATCATTATATGCTGAAAGTTTAAAAGGAAAAATATTAAAAGGTCAAGATACTGGTATCAGAATTAAAGTTGATAACTATGCACTTCCTGAAAATTCTACTGATATCACCGATTTAACATTATTTGTCAAGTATCTTGATTCTGGAGATAGTAATGAAGTTGCTTTCATGGCAGATGGTGAAAATTTAATCATAGAAGAAACATTTATATACGGAAATACTCAGATAACTGCTGGAGAAACAGTTGCATCCCTTATCGATCAGGACGCATCAAAGGTAGGATGTGCAGTTTCAATCGCAGATGGTGTATATTTTATTCGTGGTCATTTTGTAAATGTATCTGCTGATAAAATTGTATTAGATCCTTATTCAAATGTACCAAATTATAGAGTTGGTCTTTTCATTCAGGAAGAAATCGTTCAAGCAAAAGATGATTCATCATTATTTGATAATGCAAGAGGATTTTCTAACTTTGCAGCACCCGGTGCAGATCGATTAAAAATAAGAACTACTTTAACAAAAAAACCATTAACAGACTATAATGATAAGAATTTTGTTGAATTGGTTCGTCTTGATAATGGTCAACTCAAGAAAAATGAGCAAAAACCAGATTATGCATTAATTAAAGACTACTTTGCAAAGAGAACTTATGAAGAATCTGGAAATTATTCTGTAGGTAACTTTAAAGTTGATGTTGCAGAGTGTTTAAATGATGGTGTATCAAATGAAGGTGTATTTTTAGAAGGTGAAAAGACCGATCAGAGAAATACTCCTGAAGAATCCTTAATGTGTGTAAAGGTATCTCCCGGAAAAGCATATGTAAGAGGTCATGATATTGAAAAATCTGGAACATCTGTTATTGATGTTGATAAACCAAGAGATAAAGAAGAATTTAAATCTGCAAAGGTTAATTTTGCATTAGGAACACTATTTAAACTAAACAATGTTCATGGAACACCAGAATTAGGTTTAAATAATACTCTTGGGGATTCAGAAATTTTATTGAGATCTCAAAGAAAAGGGAGTGGTAATAATCCAACTCCTGCGGGAAATGAGATTGGTAGAGCAAGAACGTATGCATTTGAAAACACTGATGCTGCCTATAAAGATGCAACAACTCAGTTTGATCTTTACTTATATGATATTCAGATATATACACAAATTACAGTAAATGTAGCATTATCTAATGCTGAATTACCAGTTGGTAGTTTTATTGAGGGATTAAGTAGTGGTGCAACAGGATTTGCAGTATCTGCTGGTGGTGGTCAAGTAACAAAATCATTAGATCAGGTATCAGGAACATTTATTGTAGGTGAAAAAATTAGAATAAATGGTGATGATTCATTAACTAGATCAATTACAACTGTTGAAAAATTTGGTCTTGAAGACGTAATGTCAGTTCATCAAGAAGATACATTCATAAGTGGTGCTGATTTTTCTGGTGATTTAGTATTATTACCAAAATTAATTAAAAATCTTGGACTTGGAGATGAAGTTAACATAAGTGGATCAAATGTATTAACATGTGCTGGAAAAACATTTGGATCTTTAAAGGTAGATGATATTATCATTGTTAACTTAACAACAGACGCATCACCAAGATTAAATCGTGTAAGTGCTATATCTGCTGATTTAAAATCAGTTACATTAGTAGCAACAACAAGTGTTACAGGTGTCAGTGTTGGAACTGTAATGGCAAGTTTGACACCAACAGGTATTCATGTTGCTCGTCCACAAATATTTTTAAATGATGCCGGATTATATGCACAACTTCAAAAGAACAATGTTTCTGATGTATCATTAGCACAATCAAAACTATTCATCAAATCACAGGTCGAAAAAACTGCATCTTCTAATACTCTAACTGTAAGTGTTTCTGATTTAACAGACGTAACAAGTGCATCTTTTGTACCATTTGATGCTGATCGTTATAGTATTTCTAAAAAAACATCATCTGACACTACTCATCAAACATTAGAATCAAGTCAAGCAGTATTAGGTGCGAATAATCAGTCAATTACATTCAATAATCTTGTAAATGGTGCAAAGGTTGTCAATGTAACTCTTGAAAAGGATATTATTTCACAAAAAACTAAGAATGCCTCAAGAAGTAATAGTATTGTAATTAATAAATCAAGTCAAACTGGTATTTCAACAAATGGGTTAACTTCAGCAACTGGTTATGGATTAAGAGTTCAAGATAAAGAAATATCTTTAAACACACCAGATGTTTTTAATGTGGTTGGTGTATTTGAATCAGTTAATTTAGCAGATCCAATATTAGATAAATTAGTTTTTGTAAGTGGATTATCACTGAATACAACTACAGTTTTGGGTGAAAAAATTAAAGGTGTAACAAGTGGTGCAGTTGCTATTTTAGCAGGACAAACAAATGCTACAACTGTAGAAATTGTAAGACTCACTCAAGCAAAATTTGTGATAGGCGAATCAATTACATTTGAAGAATCAAGTATTACTACAAATTTACAGGGCACTGTTGCAGGTTTATTCTTAGATGTAACATCAAATTACACTCTTGATGATGGACAAAAAGATGAATATGCTGATTACTCTCGTATTGTGAGAAAAGATGGTGCAACAATTCCATCAAGAAGAGTAAGAGTTATCTTTGATAAATTTACAGTTCCAGCAAATGATACTGGTGATGTATTTGCGGTCGGATCATATTCTGCAAATAATTTTAAAGACGTACCATTACTTAAAAATGGATTAAGAGCAAGTGATACATTAGATTTTAGACCAAGAGTTGCTGATTATACTGGAAGCGGTTCACCTTTTGCCTTTGCATCAAGACAATTTGATGCTTCAGGCACCAATCCAACCTTGGTTCCTGCACCAAATGAAGCGTCAACTTTAGATTTTAAATTCTATCTTCCAAGAATTGACAAATTAGTATTAGATCCCGGTGATTCAAGTGGAAAAGCATATACACAAGGTAATTTTCAAGTCGTTAAAGGAGTTTCTTCACAAAATCCAGTTGTTCCAGCTGATGTAGAAACTGCAATGACTATTGGAACAATTGAAGTTCCTGCATATCTTTATGATGTAAAGGATGCTGTAATTACTGTTGTTGATAATCGTCGTTATACAATGAGGGATATTGGCAATTTAGAAGATAGAATTGAAAATCTTGAAGAACTCACATCTTTATCATTACTTGAATTGGATACAAAAACACTTCAAATACAAGATGTTGATGGATTATCTAGATTTAAAACTGGATTTTTTGTAGATGATTTTAAAAATACAAGTTTACTTGATCGTGCAAATCCTGATTGTAAATGTGATGTAATTGCAAGTGTCAAAAATTTAGTTACTCCAACTGATTTTTATACAGTAAAACCAGAATTAGCACTTAATAACTCATTAAATTCAAGCACTGCAGATTTTTCTGACAATTTAGCACTCTTAGATTCTGGTGTAAGAAAAACTGGCGATTTAATCACTCTTGATTATGATGAAGTTGTGATGCTTGAGCAACCACTTGCGTCTAGAGTTGAAAACGTCAACCCATTCAATATCGTTACATTTAGAGGAAGAATGATATTAAGTCCAAGTGCTGATACATGGACTCGTAATATTATTTTAGATGATGGTACAAGGACTGTATTAGGAGATACTGAAGAGACGTTTACAAATGATCGTATCGTAAGTAGTGAACCTGATACACATATCAGATCTCGAAATGTTTCCTTCGATACTAGTGGTATTAAACCTATTACAAGATTTTATCCATTCTTTGATAGCACATCAGGTATTGATATAATTCCAAAATTAATTGAAGTATCAATGGATTCTGGTTCATTTGATATCAATGAAACAATTGAAGGATATGATGGTGCAGATCGTATATTTGCAGTTAGATCATGTGCTCCAAATCATAAAACAGGTAGTATAAGTTCTCCAGTAACCGTATATACAACCAATCCATACAATACAGGATTAACTTTACCAAGTTTATATTCAGCATCATCAACTGTTTTAAACATTGACGTTGCTTCATTAGTTGAGGAAGCACAAGGTAGATTCTTTGGATATATTGAAACAGGTCTTAAATTAGTTGGAAGAACAAGTGGAGCAACTGCCACAGTTTCTAATATCAGATTAATATCTGATAGTGTAGGTGATCTAAAAGGATCATTCTTCTTCAGAGATCCTTTTGGTACTCCAGTTCCACAGTTAAGATTCCAAAATGGTACAAAAACATTTAAATTAACATCAAGCGCAGATAATTCAAAACCATTGCTTGGAGATCCTTCATTAAGTGAAGTTGAGACAACATATCGTACTAGTGGAGTTGTTGATACATTTAGACAATCTACAGTGGTTGTTCGTATTCCACCACCACCTCCACAACCCGTTGTTTTTAATATTACAAATGAGTTTATTACAAATGAAATTACTAACGTAACTAACGTTACTGAAGTAACTAATGTAACTAACGTAACTCAAAATGTCACTAATGTCACTGAAGTTATTCGTGAAACAATTATTATTGAAAATGATGACCCTCTTGCACAATCATTCCTTGTAGATGGAAGCGGTGCATTCTTAACATCTATTGACTTATATTTCAGATCAAAAGATGTCAAAGAGCAATTAACAGTTCAAATTAGATCAGTTGAATTAGGTGTTCCGACACTTATCCTACTTCAGGATTATGCACAGGTTGTCTTAGATCCATCTCAAATTAATGTATCTGAAGATGCCTCTGTAGCAACGAAAGTTACATTCCCATCACCAATTTACCTTGAGGGTGGAGAAGAGTATGCTGTGGTTCTTCTAGCTCCCTCTAGTAACAACTATGAAGCATGGGTTGGCAGAATGGGTGAACCAACAATCGAAACTCAAAGTTTACCAGATGCAGAAAGTATTGTTATTTCTAAACAGTATATTGGTGGTAGTTTATTCAAGTCACAAAACGGTTCAATCTGGACTGCAAGTCAATTTGAAGATCTTAAATTTACTTTGAATAAAGCAGACTTCTCTAAATCAAGAGATGCCGAAGTTATTTTCTATAATCCAGAATTAAATTATGAAAGTAGTTTGATTCCAACTCTGAAAAATAATGCAATCAGAACTTTACCAAGAAAGATGAAAGTTAAGATTGATACAGGTGCTACAGCATCTGAGATCGCAGTTGGTAAGAGAATTGCTGCAGGTGTTGCTGGTATTCATACAACACCAAATGGAATTGTTGAACGACTTGGTGGTGTTGTTTCTGCAGAATCACTTGAAGCAGGTGGATCTGGATATAAGGCAAGTCTTTCTGGTCAAACTGCAAGCACATTTAATGTTACTGGTGGTGGAACAGGATTAACATTAGATGTAAGTTCTGGATCAGATGGAGTTGTAACAGGTGCAGCAATTAATGCTGCTGGATCTGGTTATTCTGTTGGTGATTTAGTTGGTATTGTAACATCTACTCTTGGTGCTGGACAACAATCTGGATCTGGAGCATTATTCTCAGTTGATTCAATTTCTGCGACTGATACTTTATATCTTACAAATGTTCAGGGACAGACATTCTCAAACAATGCTGCACTTCTTCATCATAATGGAACTCAATTTGTTGCTTTAACAGGAAGTAAATTAGTTGATGGAACTGTAAATACTCCAATCGATGCACTTCATGATGGAAATGTAATTGAGATTTCTCAATACAATCATGGTATGCATTCCGGAAATAATAAATTAGAGATTTCAAATGTATTACCAACAACTTCTCCAGTAATACTAAATGCTGCTGTAGGATTATCTACATCTGTGGCATTACTTGATGACCCTGCAAGCGGACTAAACGCAACATTACCATTTGCTGAGTTTGAAGGAAAACCTGTGACAGCAGGATTCGTCAAGATTAATAATGAAATAATGAAGTATACAACAGTTGATTCAAGTAATGAATCATTGTATATCTCAGAAAGAGGAATAAGTGGTACAGCGATTCGTGAACATGCAAAAGGAAGTTTAGTTTACAAATATGAATTTAATGGATTCTCATTAACTGGTATCAACACCGATCATCAATTACCTTCAACATCATTACTCACAACTAAGAGTGATATTGACAAGTATTATATTGAAGTTCCGAGAAGCACTGGAAGAACAACTGGTGATGATATGATGAACTTCGTTGATGATTTATTTGGTGGTGGTAAAGAAATATTTGTATCACAGAATATACAATTCAATCAAATATATCCATTGATAAATCACATCACACCCGGACAAACTGCTTTATCTGCTCGTACAAGAACAGTAAGTGGTACAAGTGCTGGTGGTAGTGAAGTATCATTCCTTGATCAAGGATTTGAAGATATTCAATTAAACGCGATTAATCCTCTAAGTACACCAAGATTGGTTGCATCACCGATTAATGAAACAGCAAGATTAAATGATCTTCCATTAAATAGATCAAATACAATAGCAATTCGATTGCTATCCGGTGATAAAAATTTATCGCCAGTCATTGATACAATGAATAGTTCAATCAGTTATATCAGAAACAGATTGAATAACCCAATTGACGATTATGCTTTGGATTCAAGAGTTAACTTAAACTCTAACGATCCACATGCAGGAGTTTATATCTCCAATCGTGTTGACTTGAAACAACCTGCAACTTCACTTCAAGTGTTAATTAGTGCACAAAAATCTGAATCAGCTGATTTCAGAGTTTTATATAAATTATTCAACAATGAAGTTAGTGAGGCAGAACAATCATATGACTTGTTCCCCGGTTTTGACAATTTACTTGATACAGATGGTGATGGTTTTGGTGATCAGGTTATAAGTGCTGCTAAAAATAGTGGTAGACCAGATGCCAAGATTGGATCAAGTACAGATGGTGAATTTTTAGAATATCAGTTTACTGCTGATGATCTATCAGAATTTACTGGATTTGTAATCAAAGTGGTGTTTAGTGGCACAAATGAAGCAGAAGCACCAAGACTTAGAGATCTACGAGCAATTGCATTAGCATGATACAAGTAGAAGGACATAAACATCTTTACCGTGATGAGAATACTGGAGCGATCGTTAACTGCGATACTTCTGGTTATATGAGGTATAAAAAGATGAGAAATAAAAAATTAATTGAAAAATCTGAAATAGATAGTCTTAAATCTGAGATAGATACTCTCAAAGGACTTCTGAATGATCTGATTCAGAAAAATTCATAGTATAACAAAATATAAATAAACTATAGATCATATTATATTATTGCATAAATGGCAGTATATGTTAGCAACCTTGTTATTAATACCGGTGCTACTTTCTCACAAACATTTTCATTAGAAAATATTTCATCTAACGATGCATTAGACCTAAGTGGGTTTACTGCATCATCTCAGATGAGAAAACATGCAGGAAGTACAGGTATTGCAGCGACCTTTACAGCATCAATACAAAATGCAGAAAACGGTCAAGTACAAGTTGGTTTATCAAGTGTAAGCACTGCAACATTAAAACCCGGAAGATATGTTTATGACGTAATCGTTTCCGATACTGTAGGTGAAGTAACGAGAGTTGTTGAAGGATCTGTTTTAGTAAGGCAAGGAGTCACTCGCTAATGGCAAACATAAGAGTCCGAGTAGGACAACAAAATGCAACCAAAGTCGTATCCTCATTAGCAGGAAACGTAAGTGGATCTCTTGCAGGTTTAAGTGATACAGAAATCAACAATCCCCAAAACGGAATGGTTTTGGTTTACAATTCAACTACCGCAAAATTTGAATCAACTTTAACATTAACACCCGGAACGACACAAAACTTGGATATCAATGGAGGTAACTTTTAGAAATGGCTAGTATTATACGAGTAAAAAGATCGACGGGTACAACAGCTCCCGGATCTCTTCAGTTCGGTGAACTTGGTTTAACGATCGGTACTGGTACTCAGGCAAACAAAGGAGAAAGAATCTTTGTTGGTGATAACTCAGGCAACGTTGATGTTGTCGGTGGTCGTTATTTCACTGACTTGATGGTTCATGCACCGGGAACAGTTGCTTCGGTAACAAACCCAACGACTGCTGCAAACGGATTTGTTGCAATATTGGATCAAAATAGAAAAGTTGACGTATGGAATGTAGATAATTTAACTTTAGATGGTAATACATTTTCTTCTACTGATACAAACGGAGATATAAACATAGATCCAAACGGGTCAGGAGAGATTGTCATACCTGATGATACTTTCTTAACTTTTGGTACAGGTAAAGATTCAAAGATTGAATATGATGAGAACGGTACAGATCAACTAAACATCACAGGTGCTGATGTCAGAATCAACATTACAACACAATCAAACAGTAAAGACACAGGTGCTTTAATTGTTGAGGGTGGTGTTGGAATTGAGAAAAACTTAAATGTTGGTGGAAATTTAAATATTACTGGTATTGTAACCTTTAGTGATCACATCAGACTTCCTGATAATAAAGAAATCAGATTGGGTGATAGTAACGATCTAAAACTGGTTCATAATGGTACAGATAGCGTCATATCAAATACCACAAATGATTTAAATATTATTAACACTGGTGATGATATTAATATCACAGCGGCTGATGATTTTACACTTAAGGTTCAAGGTAGTGAAGATGCAATTACTGCTATCGGAAATGGAGCAGTAAGTTTATTCTTTGATAATGTTAATAAAGCACAAACTCGTATTGATGGTTTTAACGTTGATGGAACATTAGAAACAAACAACTTTGTTGTTGTTGGTATTTCTACAATTACAGGTAAAATATTCCAGACAGGTGGAATCGAGATTGATAACATCGGAATATCATCAAATAGAATTGAAACAAGAGCGGGTGCTGGAAATCAATTAACTATTGACCCATATCCAAGTGGTGGAAGTAATGAAGGTACAGTTATCATCAAAGGTGACTTACAAGTTGATGGAACAACAACTACAGTTAACTCTACTACTGCAACTGTTAATGATCCAATCATGCGTGTTGGTGATGTAACAAGTGTCAGAACTGTGATGACAACTGTGGCAAGTGGTGCAAATACGATTGTCATTGACTCAGTAACAGGTCTGCAAACTGCTGATGTTGTTGTAGCAACAGGTATTCCCGGTAATACAACAATTGATGCGATAAACACTGGAACTAAAACTATTACGATAAGTAATAATACTTCTGCTGGTATTTCGACTGGATCACAGTTAACAATTACTCATGCAAAAGATACTAATACTGACCGTGGTATTTCATTCAATTATAATACAAGTTCTGGAACAGCCAATAACAAACTTGGTTTCTTCGGAATGGATGATAGTCAGGTTGGTGCAAATGGTTCTAGAGTATGGACATATGTACCAGAGGCAACTAATACTGCCGAAGTAATTACAGGTACAAAAGGTTATCTTGATATTAAAGGTATCTACTATCAGTCTGGAGATTTCTCAACTCATGGTGTTGTTTACTTTGATAGCACTGGTCTTCAAAATTCAACAACTGCACCGGGTTCTGCTACAATTACCTCTACACAACTGCTCACAGCGGTTACAGAGATTGCAATTACATTAGGTAGTGCACAAGCAGTCACTGCCGGTGATTTAGTCACTCAAGCGGGTGGTGGAACACAACAGGGTGTTGTAAAATCAACATCTAACTCAACTACAGTCACACTAATTGGTGTAACTGGAACATTTAATACTTCTGCTGATTTGATATTAAATGGAACTGGCACCGGAAAAACACCTTCCGCTGTCTCAACTACATACACTAGTAAACCCATGTGGACAACGACGATCGACGGGGGTACGTTCTAGATTAAAAAACAATGAATTCACAAAATAATGACGTTGATGTAAACACTTTGATTAAAATTTATAATCAAAAAATATCAACACTAACTAACCAAAATATACTTTTGGAAGCAAAATTGACAACTGTAATGACTGATTTTAATGATGAAAAAACAAAATTAGCCGCAGAGGCACTTGAATGGCAGACCAAGTATGAAAACTTAGCATCTGAGGTAGAAGCAGAATAATGGCACAACCATCATCAAGACAAGGATTAATTGACTACGGACTTAGGCAACTAGGTGCTCCCGTGCTGGAAATTAATATTGATGATGATCAGATTGATGATTTATTAGATGATGCTGTACAGGTTTTTAATGAAAGACATTTTGATGGTGTTGAGGAGATGTTCCTTAAACACGAATTTACGCAACAGGAAATAGATAGAGGAAAAATTCATCCCGGTTCTACTGGAATATCAACATCATCAATAGTTGGAACTGCTGGAACATCCACAACTATTACAGCTGGATATGGATCCACTGTTTCACAATTTACTGAAAACTCAAACTTTATTCAAGTTCCAGATTCTGTAATTGGAATTGAAAAAATATTTAAGTTTGATAGTAGTTCAATATCTGGTGGGATGTTCAGTATCAAATATCAGTTATTCTTAAATGACTTATATTATTTTAACTCTGTTGAACTTTTACAGTATTCAATGACAAAATCATATCTTGAGAGTATTGATTTTTTACTCACACCAGAAAGACAGATAAGATTTAACAAAAAACAAAATCGTTTATATCTTGATATGGATTATAATTCAATTTCTGCAGGTGATTTTATAGTCATAGACTGTCAGAGAGCATTAGATCCAAATACTTTCACAAAGGTTTATAATGATCCATTCTTAAAGATGTATTTTACTGCATTATTAAAAAGACAATGGGGTCAGAATTTAATTAAATTTAGAGGAGTTAAACTTCCCGGTGGATTAGAATTAAATGGAAGAGAAATATATGACGATGGGCAAAGAGAATTAGATGCAATTAAACAGAAGATGCAACTCGAATACGAGTTACCTCCTCTTGACTTTATCGGGTAGAATGTATGGCACTCAATCCCTTTTTTCTACAAGGATCTCCCGGTGAACAGAGATTAGTACAAAGTCTCATAAATGAACAACTCCAAATTTATGGAGTAGAAGTTACATATATTCCGAGAAAATTTGTAAATAAACAATCAATTATTGAAGAAGTTCAATCATCAAAGTTTGATGATAATTTTTCAATTGAAGCATATGTGAATACCTATGAAGGATATTCAGGTGCTGGAGATATTATGTCGAAGTTTGGTGTAAGTTTAAGAGATGAGATTACACTTACAATATCAAAAGAAAGATTTGAAGATTTTATTGCACCTTTTTTAGTTGATGATGAATATGAACTTGCAACTCGTCCAAGAGAGGGTGATTTAATATTTTTCCCATTAGGAACAAGATTATTTGAAGTTAAGTTTGTAGAACATGAACAACCTTTTTATCAGTTAGGTAAGAATTATGTTTATCAACTCCAATGTGAACTCTTTGAATATGAAGATGAAATTATTGATACTGGTGTAGATGCAATTGATAAGGAAGTTGAGGATGAAGGATTCATCACAACTCTGAATCTTGTGGGAACTGGTGTGACTGCAGAAGCAACTTCTGCTATTTCAGTTAACTCTGGATACTTAAGTGGTATTTCACTTCTAAACGATGGTAGTGGATACACAGGAACTCCAACAGTTTCAATTAGTACAAGTAGAGTCTCTGGTGGTACAAACGCATCAGCGGTTGCAATTACAACTGAAAGATCAGGTGTATTCTCAATTAAAGAAATTATAATGACCAATCCCGGTTCTGGGTATACATTTGCTCCAAGTATTAGAATTCTTGGTGGTGGAGGAAGTGGAGCGATTGCAACTTGTGGTATTATAACCTCTGGTCAGGGTGTCATATCATTCAACGTAACTGGAGATGGAAAAGGTTATACAACAAATCCTGCTGTGACTGTGGCAGGGCCAGGCATTGGAACAACTGCAATAGTTACTTCTATTATTGATATTGGAAGTGGTCAATTATCTTCCTTTAGATTTATAAATCCCGGTGCAGGATATACAGTTGCACCAGCGGTTACTATCGCAAATCCAGATATTATGACAGGTTATGGTAATTTCTTATATAATGATCTTATTGTAGGTCAGGCATCTAATACTGAAGCAAGAGTTAGATCTTGGGATCTTGATACCAAAGTTCTCAAAGTAACAAACGTTGGTATTGGATCGACTGTCAACGGATTTATTCCGGGAGAGGAAGTAAGAGTTCAAATAGGTATAGGTGTCACTGGATTAAAAATACATCAAACAACCTTTGTTGCTGGTTTTACCACAACTGGTAGAAACATAAGTGCTGGAACTACAACATTAAATGTTGGATCAGCAAATACTACCAAATTTAATATTGGAGATGATATAGGGCCAATTGACAATGTAATTGGTGTAGGTGTGACTGTTCATTCAATTGATAATATTGGAAATATAAGAATGAGTGAGAAAACATTTAATAATTCATTCTTACAGATGCAAACTATATCTATTGGAAGCACACAGTTTGTTTCATATAATATTCGTCAATATGATGATCGTGATATATACGATGATTATAGTAATAATGATGAGTTTGAACTTGAGGCAGATAACATCATTGATTTTGCAGAAACTAACCCATTTGGTACATATTAATGTTAGGCACTTATTTTTATCACGAAATACTTAGAAAGACGGTTATATCGTTTGGAACATTGTTCAATGATATTCATATACGTCATAAGGATAATACTGGTAAATCAATTAGCGATATGAAAGTTGCTTTGGCATACGGCCCAATGCAAAAGTTTTTAGCAAGAATTGAACAACAACCTGATTTAAATCGTGCAACTCAAATTACATTACCTAGAATGTCTTTTGAGATGACAAACATTGCTTATGATGCAACAAGAAAATCATCAATTACACAAACATTCAAAGCATCTGATGGAACAAATTTAAGAAAAGTTTTCATGCCAGTTCCATATAATATTGGTTTTGAATTAAATGTCTTAGTTAAACTAAACGATGATGGACTTCAGATAGTTGAACAAATACTACCATTCTTTCAACCATCTTTTAATTTAACTGTAGACTTAGTAAGTGTCATTGGAGAAAAAAGAGATATTAGTGTTGTATTAGATAATATATCATTCCAAGATGATTATGAAGGAGATTTTGCAACAAGAAGAGCATTAATATACACACTCAGTTTTACTGCTAAAACTTATCTATTCGGCCCTGTTGCTGATACTCCTGAAGGACTTATTAAGAAGGTTCAGTTGGATTATCACACTAACATGGATCGTGAGAATAAGAGAAGAGAACTTCGTTATGTTGCTACACCAAAAGCAGTTAAAGATTATGATGGTGCGAATACAGAAGTTCTAACATTTAACATCTCAGCAACAGCAGTTAGAATAACAGTAAATGATACATCCAACTTCTCTGTTGGAGATCGTATTGTAATTGATAGTGAGGTAATGCAGGTGAAAGAAAAACCTGATGCAACTACTTTGGTCGTTAAAAGAGGATTTGATAGAACACTTAAAGTCGAGCATCTTGAACAGGCAAAGGTTAATAAATTAACTACAGCAGATGATAATCTTATAGATATTGGTGACGATTTTGGATTTAGTGAATCTTCCAGTATCTTTACTGATTCATTACAATTCAATCCTGCAACAAGGACAGACTCATAATGAACACTAATTTTGGTGATATTGAAAAATCTTTAAACGTTGAAACATCTATTATAAAAAAAGATGAATCAAAACCTGATTTACCTAATGTTGCTTTAAAAAAGAATGATGTTGAGAAAGATTACAAGTATACAAGAGGTCAATTATATTCTTTAATTGAAAAGGGACAAGAAGCGATCAATGGTATTATGGAAGTTGCTGGTGAAAGTGCAAGTCCAAGAGCATATGAAGTTGCAGGACAGTTAATCAAATCAGTTGCAGATAGTACAGATAAGTTGATGGATCTTCAGAAGAAGATGAAAGATATAGATGAAGAGGGTACTAAAACACAAAATAATGTCACGAATAATGCTTTATTTGTTGGATCTACAAGCGAGTTGTCAAAATTACTAAAACAAGGTATTCTAAATAATAATGACTCAGAGACTACTGAATAATGAAATCCTGTAAAAAAGGATATTACTATTGCAACACTGATCAGAAGTGTAAACCCATTCCCGAAGGATCTATCGTTCGTGATGATGGTTTTCTAATGAAAGAAACTTTAGATAAAAAGGATAAACCATTTATAAAACATTTGGTTAAAAAACTAAAGAGTGGTTCTAAAACACATGCAAAACAAGCAGATGATTTAGAAAAAGCAATGAATGAAGATAAGCATGGTGATCATGAACCAGAAATGATTCGTAATCAATTGAAGACTGCAGGTAGAGCATCTAAGAGGATTGTCAAACATTCACGCAAGAAAGACAATTTCAAAGCATGGGTTCAATCAAAGATAACTAAGGCATCTGATTACTTAGATACTGCTGCAGATTATCTTGATAGTAAGGAAGTGAATGAGGAAGGTCTCCGTGCTTGGTTTGGTAAATCAAGTGGAACTACTAAGTCTGGACGCAAAGTAAAAGGTTGGGTTCAAGTTGGTGGTAAATATGATGGTAAACCCTGTGCTCGTCAACCCGG